ACACCGAGGAGATCAAGGCCGCCGCCGCCGTCTCCGACAAGCTGACGCCGGGCGTGCATCTGAAGAGGGCGGTCAAGGCCGTCCCGGCGGGCGAAGCTGCCGCCGACGAACCGAAGGTCACTGTCTAATGCTGCTCGCCTCGGTCGCCGACATCCGTTCAAAGCTCGGCTTTGACGACATGACGGACATCAATTTCGCCATCACGACGGCGCTCGACGCTGCAGAGTCGCAGCTCGAAGGCCGCCTGGAGACGGAATTCGACCAAGGCACCTTCGTCGACACCTTCTACGTGCGGGAGCCGCCGTACCACGACGGCCCCGCCTTCGAGACCCAATTCAAGCTCCGCCGGGGCCTGATCGCGAGCCTGACCTCCGTCGTCTACGCCGACACGGCGGCAAACCTGTCCGTTCCCGGCCAGACGACCAACGTCACGGCGACGGTCCAGCTGCACCCCGACAGGGGGATCGTGAAGGATTTCGTCACGCCGTACTTCCGCAAGTACGTGCAGATCACCTATCAGGCCGGCTTCGCCGCCGACCCGAACAACGCCCAGAGCTACCTGATCAGTTCCGTCCCGGATTGGCTGCAGCAGGCCGCGACCCTGAACTGCCTGATCGGCATGGCCGACTCGCCGGTGCTGTCCGAGGCTCAGATCAAGCTCGACACCAAGGTGCTCGGCGCTCAGTACGACGTCCTGACCGCGCGCCATCTCCGTTTCGCTCCGTTGTCGGTGCCGCCGCTGTGAGGGGGACCCGATGCCGGACGCCTTCACGATCGAGTTCGATTTCAGGGGGCAACGCTTCTCTGACGCCGAAGCCGGGCTGCGCGCGTTCTACGAGACGCTGAACGCCGACTGGGAGAACTCGGCCCAGGCGCTGTCGCGTGAGATGAAGTCCTTCCTCGACCAGGTCGTGCAGGCGATTGCTCAGCGCAACGGCCAGTCGTGGCCAGGCGGGACCACCGACTCGTCGCTGTCGAAGCGCAGCGGCAACCTGGTCAACGCCATCCTCGGCAGCGTGACGGTCAACGGCACGACCTTCGAGGACATGGCCGGCTCGATCGGCGCGCCCGGCATCCCGTACGCCCGCATCCAGGAGCTCGGCGGCACCATCAACGCCAAGAACGGCAAGTTCCTCTGCATCCCGCTGCCGGCGGCGCTCGATAGCAACGGCCTGCCGCTCAAGTCGAGCCCACGCGAGTGGCCGAACACGTTCTGCGCCAAGTCGAAGGCGGGCAATCTGCTGATTTTCCAGCGGGTCGGCACGTCGATCCGGCCGCTCTATGTGCTGAAGACGTCGGTGACCATCCCGCCGCGGTTGAAGATGGGCGAGACGCTGCGGGCGGGCATCCCGTATTTCGTCGAGCGCACGATGGACGCCATGGTCCGTGAGGTAATGAAGCAATGACCCCGAACGTCACGTCCGTCCGCCAGACCATCCTCGACGCGATCTTGACCAAGTTCAGGGCGATGGAGGCTGACCAGCCGGTGTCCGACCCGTACGGCATCACCTGGTCGACGGTCGCGCTCGGCCCGCTCGCCGGCTTCGACCAACGCAAGCGCTACTCGCTCGGTCTCGTTCCGGGACCCGAGAAAGAGACGTTCCAGATGCCGTATGTCATGTGTTTCCTCACGGTCAACGTCGAGTTTCGGGTGACGCGCAATCAGGACGACGTCTCGCCTGGCCATCTCGCCGAGCAGGCGCTGTGCGTGATCAAGCGCGCGCTGACCGAAGACCGCACCTGGGGACAGCGGGCGATCGACACCAAGATATCCGGCTCAGAGGTCGACCTGGTGACTTACGCCGATCGTTCGGTCGAGGGCGTGTGCATGGCCATGATCCAGTACCGCTACAATTATGAAGACCCGCGGAACCCGACTCCCGACCTCGGGTGAGCATGCAAGTAAGTGCACTGCGCGGTGTTTTGTGCGATTGTCCTGACCGATCCCACCGCGGAAGAGATCGCCCAGGCCGCGTGGGATGAAGTCGCTGCTGCGCACACCGCGGCAGGGACCATGGGCAAGCAACTGCGAGACGCCAAGAATGCGGCGCAGAACGCCTTCGCGGCGTCCGTGTGACGGCGGACTAACGCCTGTACCGAGCACCGACAAGCGTGTGGAAAGTTCTGCTGTGGTGTGCAAGTAATTGCACGCACAGTGGAGCCGGCCGTGTCCGGCGCACCATGAGCAATGAGGTGCTCCAATGTCTGCCATCAAAGTCAAGCTCACGCAGTTCACGGGTCTCGCCAACGTGTACAGCCGCAACCCCTATGGCCTCGCTGCCATCGTTCGCGGTCTGGCGATCGACAACGCCCGGCTGAAGGTCGAGGTCGCCGCGGTTCACGACTTCACCGACAACTCGACCGGCGTCGCCGCCTCGGGCATCGTCGGCCTGCCGATCCCGGCTGCCGCCATTGACGCGACCGCCGCGGGCGGCGCTCAGCTCACGGCGCTCAACGCCTCGCTCGTCAAGCTGCAGAACGCCGGCAAAGTGATCACGAACACGATCAACGAAGCCTCGGCGCTGCTCGGACTGTCGGCCAACGTCTCGGCCTCCGGCGTCCAGGCCGCGGCCGACACCATCCCGGCGCTCGACAAGGCCAGCACCGCGGCCAATGGCGTGACGGCGGTCAGCTACGCCTCGGCGGTTGCCGCCTTCACCATCGCCGCTGCGAACCTGAACTCGCTGATCTACGGCGCGAACGCCGTCCTGGCCGCCGTTGGCGCACCCGCGCTCAAGACCGCCGGCCCGTTCGGCGTGCCCGAGTCGCTCACGCTCGCTGCGATCCCGGCGGCTGTCGCCGTTGCGATTGGCCCCGGCGCTCTCGCCAAGGCTGACGCCGACGCGTTCCTCGCCGCCTACGCCAACAACGTGGCGACGCTCGCCGCCGCCTGGGACGCCGTCTTCAATCAGGCCACCCCCGGCGCGCTCCACGTGGTCGCTGGCTGAGGCTGGCATCGTCGCACTCGAACAAGAGGATTGAACGATGTCTGTCCTGCTCACTCGCAAAGCCGTCCTGCAGGGCGCGATGGAGACGGTGTACAACACCGCCGCCGCTGTCGGCGTCAACGACGGTTTCCTCGTCGAAAACCCGGTCTACACGATCAAGCCGAACGTGCTGGAGCGCAAGTTCGTCCGCAAGGACTTGTCGCAGATGCCGTTCATCATCGGGCGCAAGCTCGCCTCGATGGAGTTCTCGACCGAACTGCGCGGCAATGGCCTGCAGAACACCGGCATTGCCGCCAATGCTCCCCTGATCTCCCGGCTGTTCCGCGCCTGCGGCTACGCCCTGTCGGCGAACCCCGATCCGAGCGTGATCGGTCCGTTCGACCAAGGCCAGCCTCCCGTCGAGGTCGCTTGGGCGGTCTCCTCACAGAAGATCGCTTCCGGCGTCTACACGCCCACGGCGAACTTCAACGCCAATGACGAAATGATCGTCGACGGCGAGACCTACACCTTCAAGGCTGCACCCGCCGTGATTGGCGACGTGGAGCTGGGGGTCGATCTCGCCCACTCGCTCGCCAACCTGGTCGCGGCGATGAACGGCGCTGTCCTGGCCGGCGCGTATTTCGCCGGCACCGCGGCGCTCCCCAATTCCGCCGCTTCGACGAATGGGGCTACGCTGAATGTCACGGCGAAGAACTACGGGCCGGGCGGCAACGCGATCGGCACCGTTTATACGCCGGCGAGCACCGTTGAAGGCTCGTGGGCGCATGCGACGCTGCAGGGCGGCGCTGACCCCGGCACGACCAACGACGTCGTCTGCTACTACCTGACGGTCGACACCGCCGGTGCGTCGGGCGCGGCCAAGATCACGGTGACGTCCGACACGCAGGGCGAAGGCAACCCCTCCGCCGTCGTGACCTCGGGCATGCCGTTCACGGTCGGCACCAAGGGCCTGACGCTGACCCCGAGCTTCGTCGGCAACCTCGTCTCCGGTCAGGCGTGGACCGTGTGGCTGATGCCGCCCGGCCTGCAGATGAAGCCGATCTCGGACGTCTTCGAGAGCATCACGCTCGTCATGCACAAGGACGGCGTCATGCACACGATGCCGGGCTGCTTCGGCACCTTCGAGGTGACGGCTCAGTCGGGCGACTACGCCAAGGTCAAGTGGACCTTCACCGGCTCGTTCGTCGAAGCGGTCGACGATCCGAACCCGGCTCCGATCTTCGAGCGCACGCTGCCCAGCCAGGTGCAGCTGGCGCGGCTGCGGATCGGCGGGTTCAGCGCGGTCGTCGACAAGATGACGTTCAATCAGATGAACGACGTCCAAATCCGGCCCGACGTGTCGGCGCAAGACGGCTACAACGGCACCCGGATCGTCAGCCGCAAGCCGGAAGGCGGGATCAACCCCGAAGCCGACCTGATCGCCAACAACGACTTCTGGGGCGATTTCGCGGCGGCCGACTGCATGCCGTTCCAGATGCGCGTCGGCACCGTCGCCGGCAACACGGTCTGGATGATCTGCCCGAACACCCAGTACAGCGGGCTGACCTACGGCGACCGCAACGGCATCCTCGTCTACGACGCCGGCGTCCGGTTCGCGCGCTCGATGGGCGACGACGAAGCCTTCTTCTTCTTCTGCTGAGGCAGGAGCCTCCGGGCCGGGCTAGTCCCGGCCCTTATCATCTCTGGGGCAGGGCCATGGCGTTCGACGTCAAGACGTACGTCGTGCAGAAGTTCGACCATGATGGCCATCCGGGTGATGTCCTCGCGGTCAAGCTCACCTTCGCGGCGGCGCACGCCATCGCCAAACTGTACGCTCCGTCGAAGGTGCTCTTCTCCGTCGCCGACAAGGACGAGACGCCGAACGTGGTACAGAACGGAGCCCGTTACCGGACGCCGTTCGCCACGTGATCTTGTGCAGTTAATTGCAAATTGCTAGTCTCCTGGCGTTCCATCATGCCATGCAGCCAGGAGGCAGATTATGGCCC